CAATCCAGACGTGGTACGACGGGATCATCCGCATAAGCATCCCGCGCATCCGTCCGAACGAACGGGTCAGCTTATTTTGCGTAGCGATAGCCCGCTTACCGATGGTGCCAAGCATCCGCTGAGTCTGATGAACGCGACCGCCAGCCCGTCCGATAGAAACGAACGGTCCACCCGAGAGCGCCCCGGCCCCAGGAGCAGGACTCCCGGCCCGGCTTACGTAGATGTTCGCCACCCGGTCTCTCGCCATCCAGTTGAGGTGGCGGTTCATCCGGTCGATCTGCGCGAAGCCGTTAATGTCGACGCTGACCGATTTCTTCCGGTGTTTATTCAACCCGGTAAGCTTCCGATCCAGCTTATCGACTTGCCGAGAGAACTCGTCCTTAATGGCGACGATGATCTCTACTATATCAGTCATTTCGTTGTTTGTATTCCTCGATTAGTTGCTCCGGCGATTTGCCGGTCTTTGCGCTGGCGTTCGTGTACGAGCGGGTTTCGACACGCCGGCCACCGCCGCCGGGCTGGTAGCCGGTGTTCATCTGTGTGTTTCCGTAGTCGGAGTCCGGCGGAAGCGCCGCCTCTTTCTCCATTTCTTCTGCCCGCCGCTCAGACTCTAAGCCGAGAACGAGTCGCTGAAATGCAATCAAATCGCCCTGAGACTCTACCCCATCGAGGCCGATCCCGAGCTCAAGCGCGGAGAGAAAACTACTCGCGGTTCCTTCCGCCACGAAAACGCTTGGCGTCCATCAGGTTGCCGGTGAGCTCCATCACCTCGAAGGCCCACTCCAGCACGTAGCCACCGACCGCGTTCGCCAGAAGCGCCTCGACCATCGCCTCGTCGCCGTCCATCGCTTCCGCATCAATCCCGAGTCGAACCATCTCGTACATCAGATCAATGAAGTCAGCGTCAAACACGGCCAGATCAACGTCAGCGGTATCCTCAACCTCAGCCAGCGCCTCCTCAATGTCGCCCATTGCGTCGTCGGCCTCAATGCCGATGTGCTCCTCCAGGGCGACCATCATCGGGATGTAATCGCGGTCGGGGATGGGTTTGAAAACGAGCGTCACCGTGCCGCCGAACACTTCCACCTCTTTCTCCTCGCGGAAGCCGGACCCGCGCATCATCAGCTCGGTCAGCTTTCGGAGGGATTTCTCTGGGCGGTCGCCATCCCTATCGCTGTCGCTATCGGTCGGAAGGGTAGAATCAGTCATTTAGTATAAAGAAAATCGCAGTTGCCGCGCTATTCGCTCAGTCGAACGAGGAGCCCATCGCAATCCACTCGTAGGAAGTCTCGGCGGTCTCGCCCTCCGAGAACTCGAACCCGCGGGTGGTGACGAGAACTTCGTAGTATTCGTCTGAGGTGCCGTTCATATGCAGAACGGTGATCGTCGCCGGCTTGGGGTCGCCAACTTCTTTCCCCTCTCCGTCACGCCCGGACGGGAGTTCCGCCTCGGACTGATAGAATAGGAGTTCGTTCAGATCGAGTCGGTTGCCCTTGAGCCGCATAGAGCCGCCGTGCTCAATCATCTTCACCGAGTACCCGGACGGGAGCTTCGAGCCCGATCCGTAGTGCCGTTCAATGTCGTATTCGGAGCGCGTCTGAAGATCAGCGACGACAACTTCCTCGTTGCCGACAGAAACTACAATCTGCGCCGCCGCTTCCGTTTGTTCAGTCATAATGAGATAGAGAGAAAACCGCTAATTCAGGCGCTCACGTCGCCGCCGACGATGACCGCCTCGATGTTCCGCAGGGGCCGGGCCAGCTCGACGCCAACCGTCAGGCGAGCCTTCGTGCTGGAAATCTCCTCGACAGAGACCTCGAAGCCCGTCACCGCGTTGAGGTTCAGCAGGTTTCGCATTGCCTGAGACACTTCACCGCGAAGGGCGGAACGCGCCGCCGGGGTGTGGAGACGCCCGATGTACGGGTCGGAAATTTCCTCCACAATGAGGGTGATGTAGTCCCCAAGAAGGCGAGCGAGGCCGTGGTTGTAGGCCAGCTCGTCGGTGTTCGAGTCGTCGACACACGTCGGGTCGTTCATCATCCGCGGGCCGCGGGGACCAGCCTCAATGACGACGACCTTCGCCGCGTCGAGATCGGCCTTCTCCGTGTCCGTCGGGTTCCGCAGTAGTCCCTCGACACCAGACAGGCGCTTTCGCATACCCGACTGGTCAATGCCAATCCGACCGCGAACGCCGAGGTATGCTCCGATCAGGGATTCGCCGTCCGGGTCACGCGGGCAGTAGAGAACCTGCATATGACTGTCGTCAAACGGGTTCGTGTACGCCGACGTGTCCGTGATGTACGTGCCTGCGCCGACCACGCCAATAGTGGGCTTGAACGACGAGTTGAGTGAGCTAACAGTCGCCTGAAGCGTATTTCGAGCGTCGCTGTTCTCGTTCAGAATCCCGAGCCAGTCGATCACGTTGCCGGCTTCGCTCTGGATCGTACCGAGCGCGGTCGTGTAGTCGAGGTAGGAGTAGTCCACGGTCCCCGACGTACTCGGGGCGGCGTCGAGCTCGAACTCCGCGCTGTGAACGTTGACGTAGACCTCGCCAGAGGCCGGCGTCTTAGTCGAGGGGTCGTCGAGGGTCAGAACCACCGAGAGCGAAGTGCTGTCGACAGTGAAGCTGATCGAGCTTGCATCTTCGGGGAGAGGGCCGTTCGAGAAGGTGCCACTCGTCGTGCCGAGACCGGAAATGTCCTCGTCGGTAACGTCGACGGTGGCACACGCGACCGCGTAGATCGGGTAGGCTCCGTTCTGGAGTGCCCCCACGACGTTTCGCCCGAGGGGAGAGTCACCAAACAGGCGGGTCGCCTGCGGTGCGGTGGTGACGGTATAGAGCGTGTTTGCGCTTGCCGTGCCGTTCGTAAGGTCAGCCTCACCGACGATCCCTACATCCGCGGGGGCCGTGGTGTTGATGCCGACCGAGCTGTTCGACTCCTGCCGGACGGAGACGCCCGGAAGGGTAGTGTTTCCAATAGTGATTGCCATAGTAAGATAAAAACCGCGTCGCTCAGCCGCTCAGAGCTCAGAGATCGCGGGATACGGTGAAGTCGGGATCGACGACGCGCTCGATTTCTTCAAGCGTATCACCGCCCGTCGTGACGCGGGTCAGATAGACGAGACGAAGGTCACGCCCACCCTCGAACCAGTCCGGTTCACGGAAGATAACGCTCCGCGCCGACGCCGATCCGATTTCCAGCTCGCAGAGATCAGCGTCGAGATCGCGGGGATCGTCAGCGTAGGGGCCGAAGTGCTGGAGGATCGCGTTGAGAAGATCGTCTCGTGCTTCTTCGGTGTCTTCTCGGACAATTACATCGGCAGAAAACTCGAAATAGAAGTGGTACTCCTTTCCAATTTCCTCGCCGGTCTGATCGTCAACCACCGGCCCCACGTACTTCCGCGCCCCGTTTCGGTGCGGAAGCGGCGTTGTGAAGTAATCCTCAATGGCGACAGACGGAGATTCCGCCCGCTCCTCGCCGGACCCTTCCAGAAAGACCGGGGCCGACGTGAGAGACCGGAGCTCGTCGAGAAGAAGTACGAGTACGTCAGATTCGTTCATCGGTCTTTGAGCCTCTGTTCAATTTTCTGCGCGACAATGCGGGCCGCGTTCCGCTCCGCGTACCCGTGCGCTGAATCCATATAGCCGACCGGCCTCAGACCGTATCGGTAGATTTGCTCAGCAACGTGGTACGCCTTCGCTACCGTGTCCTCGTCGTAGTCGTCAATCGAGGGCATCAGGCCGGCACCAGTCGGCTCCGACCCGTCTCCGGCGACGTAACAAGCGTCCAACCAGAGAGCTTCTGCTCAACCCACGGTAGTAGCTCCTCGACGGGCGGGCGCTTCGTAGAGTATTCGTGCTCGGTGCTCGTCCCCGCCCACACCCCTCGGACGCCGTGTTCGACGTAAGAAGCGTGGTCAGAGACGTTGAACACCCGAAGCTCGTAGACGCCTCCGCCGTTCGTTTTCTTCGTTTTGAACCCGTGAAGAACCTCTCTCCGGAACATCGCTTCCCGAGATCGGAGCTTTGCCTGCGCGACTCTCGGAAGTGTCTTTGCGAGCGATTTTTGGGAGTCCTCGATCCCCGCCTCAATAGCCTCCGTAATATCAGAAGCCACGTCGTTGGCGGAAAACTCAATGTGAATATCAAAATCGCCCATCTACGGTTCCTCGTGGCTCACTTGAACGCGAGCCTCAACGTGAGTCGGATAGATCGACGTTGCCAGCACTCGATAGGTCAGCCCATCAAGGCCGTACACCACCCGGTCGTCCTCCTGAATATCCGCGTCTCGCGTGAACACCATCAGGGGCTCGTCCGTGCGAACATCGCCCATCCGGGTCCGGTCAATAGTCGCCCGGCGAGACCGCCGCACAACAATAACCGACTCCGTGCCAACCGTTGAAAACGCGGGCCGAGAGCCGTAGCGCCCCGTCGTCTCACCCGACTTCCGCCGGATTTCAGACGCATATCCAGCCGCCTGTATCTTGGCGGAAGCCTCCGATCTGAAGGTGTCGAACGTAGCCATTAGTAGGTAGAGTTGTCGCTGAAGTCGTACTCTCGGTCAGTCCGGTTCGAGGTTCCAAGCGCATAGCCACCGGAGCCGCTGAGTCCACTCAGGCGGTCGTTATACCGCCGACGCCAGACCACGAGCGGATCACGGTCAGACGAACCGGCGTCTACTTCCAGCTCACCAATCGCAAAGCCGGAGCCCCCCGAGGACTGTTCCCCGACGACGTAGATACAGGTCAGCCAGAACAGCGCCGATTCAGCGTGGGCGTTCCCGTAGAAGTCGATGGTATCCAGATTCGTTTCGGCCAGCATTTCGCGCTTCGCCCGAGCAACCAACCCCCGGAGACGATCTTCCGCGACCGTCATACCGAGGTGTTTCGTCACCTCCTGGCCCATCGTGTAGTCGTCAGTTGCCATTAGTAATCCTCGATAGCGCCAGCCGCAGAGCATCGCGCTTGAAATTCAGGTCTGCATTGCCGAAGTCCGTCCGAGTAGCCTTCCCGATGGAAACTACTCGCGGGATTTCGGCGGAAGCGGCCACCCCCGCTCCCTTCAGCCTCGCGGCGCGGAGAGTGACGAGAGCTTCGAGGGCGGAGCGTTCCGCCCCGGTGAAGGACAGAGTTTC